ATGTTTAAGAGTGGTGATAAACCGGGTGCTGGACGTTATAAGTGTCTGACTTGCGGGGAAATAATTTATTTGTTTAAAAATTCGGATGTTCTGCCATCTTGCCCAGAATGTAAGGCTGCAAACTGGGTTAAATTCAAGCATGCTTTAAGTCAAAATTCAATTCTTCATTTGTAAATATTTATCAATATTTCTGATTGCTAATAATTACACTCACAATTTTGTTGAGCAATTTATAAATGAATTTTTTTGGTCTTTTTTAAGATTTCTCCCAATACCGATATTGGTTCGCTTTGGGAAAAAATATTATTAGACGAGGAACTCCTGCTTAATGCTTCAAGAAGGAACATAACGATTTTAAAAAGCCAAGATTAAAGCATTTCTTTCATAGTTTCCTGCAAGTAAACCCATCTGCCTATTTTTTACTAAATCAATTTGTCTCTTCGATTTAAACGGAATACAGTTGCATAAGAAAACTCGCAGTATCTTTATTCAATTTAAAGTAGGTATAATAAAGATTTTATATATACCGTGGAAAATAAAAACCGACGAAAATGACGAATATTTATGTTCATTTATTGAATTCAAGTTTTGTGTGGAATTTTTATAGTAAAACGTTTCTCTAATAAAAAACTATTTTATAAAAATACGTTCGCCGTCACGTTAATCCGTTTGGAAGAGATAGAGAATCTGGTTATTATTTTTGTTAATTTTAATAGTATTGTGTGCAAATTTTTTTATTAAAGCGCTTCCCTACTTGCTGATTATTATCGCTTTGACTTATGCTTTTATTTATTGGCGGCTATTGTTAATCGTTGCAATATTTATAGGAATTTATTTTTTTAACAAGCGCACCAAGAAAGAATAATTATAGCCAGTTAATCCTGGTGTATATAAATACTACGGAGGGGATAAATGGAAGATTCAAACAAGGCTGAATATTTTGCTAACAAATTGTGTTTAGCAATAGGCCAATCAAATCTATCAATCAGTGAAATAGCAAAAAGATCAGGATTACCTACAAACATAATCATCAATTGGCAGCAGGGAAAAGTTTTTCCAAAATTATCCAGCTTGGTTAAACTAGCCAAAGTGTTTAATAAAAACGTGAGTTGGTTTATAAACGAATAAAGTTTACGTGCAACAACCTTATTCACGTTAAAAGATGGGATACATTATAGAGAAATGAGAGTTAATTTAAAAAATCCCGTAACGAAGCAACTTAAACGGACTAAAGTAGGTTTTTCATGGACAGTATTCTTCTTTGGGTTCTTTCCAGCTTTGTTTAGAGGAGATTGGCTATGGTTTCTAATCATTATTATTGCTGATAGTGTTATCTTCGGAGTAGCTAGTATTGTATTTGCATTCATTTATAATCGTCTTTTTATAAATGAATTACTTTCTAAAGGTTATGAAGGTGCAGATCAATCATCTAAAGATATCCTTATTTCAAAAAATTTTACCATTTAAAAAAATTCAGTAGTGTAATTATGTTTTTAGTCACCCGATCGTGGCGTACATAAGTAACCAAATTATGTTAAGTTTTCATCAACGCAGAAAAGCTTGGGTCGCTGACGTTTCCTAATAAAAAAAAACACACCTAATGCAATGCTTACCAGCTTTACAAGAAAAAACTTTCAGAATTTTATCAATTCCTTTGAAAAAACAGGTCTAAGCAGACAGTAGTTAAAAGAAAAGTAGATATCCATCAGGCACATTAAGAGAAGCTCATGCCAATTATTTGATTAATAAAAGTCCAACCCAACGTTTAAATATTGTATATACAAAAGTAGCAAAAGATTCTGATCTCAAATTATTAGAAAAAAAGAAGATATAACTTAAATACTAGCTGAAACATCAAAAAAATCTAACTCTGACCAATTTTTTATCACAACTATTCTAAAATTTATGGCCCATTCGTGGCCATAACGTTGAAAAACATGTAAAAACAGGTGGAACAAATAAATGTGTGTAATGCCCACCCCCTTGTGGGAGTATGAAAAATCCCGATATATCAACTATGACGATATATCGGGAAATCTATTAAATAATGCCCCAAACAGGCATACGTAAAGCCTATATTACGGGCTTTACGACGTTTTGTTGTGCGATTGTTGTGCGATTAAAGGCATAAAAAAAGAGCGTCTAACCGATTAGGGCTAGACGCTTTTAGTTTATTTATTAATTAGCTGCTTGTAATTTTGCTAGGTTAGCTTGTGCATCGGTAGCAGCCTTTTGAGCTGCGGCAAGTGCATCGGATTTAGCTTTAGCAGCTGTGGCCGCCTGTTCTGCCTGTGCTTTTGCAGTAGCTTGCTCAGTGGCTTGTTTTTCCTGTTCTTCGGTCATTTGTGGATAAGTGACATCCAATTCTTTAATGGCCTTAGAATATTCATCTTCGACAGCATTTTCTATAGTGGTTAGATCAGCCTTTTTAAAACCAAGTTTAGTTAAAGCTGAAACAACAATCTCAACGGCCTTAGACTTTTTAGCTTCGCCTTCGATGTATCTAACAACACCGAGCTTTTGTACAGCCACCACGGCATCGTGAGCTAATGGTGTTAATAAAGCAACAAACTTGTTAGCTTTTAGGATTTTTACGATATAAGCACCAATAACCGGAATAACAGCCACGGCGATCGCAATAATAAGATCAGAAATATTAACTAGATTCATTTTTTAATTCTCCTTTGTATTTTTAAAAAGTTTACTTGTCTAAGCAATGTAAACTTTTCGCCTTTTTAAGACGTTTTTGTCACTTTATTTTTAAATTTTCACCAACATAAATATAGTTGGCATTTTTTAATCCATTTAATGAGACTAATTTACTAACGCTTGTTCCATACTTACTAGCAATTGCGCTCAATGTATCACCAGAAGCAACTTTGTAGTAGCTAGCAGAACTAGATGATACGGATCCGGAAACCTTTAACTTTTCTCCTGGAATGATGATATATGGACTGCCAATTCCATTTAATGAAGCTAGTTTCTGATAAGTAGTTCCATATTTAGCAGCTATAGCACCGAGTGTGTCGCCACTTTGAACCGTGTAATATCCAGTTGAGCTAGGAGCGGATATTTTAGCAGTCGTTGAAGTAGTTAGTAGAATCTCAACATTGCTCTTACTGATCCAGGAACTAATCCCAGCCAAGAGAACGTTGTTACCTGATACCTGCGCAACTTTATAGCTTTTACCCTTAACCCAGCTTGGAATTGATTCACCAGTCGACCATTTAGAAGCCGAAAAATTGACCTTAACCGTGTCACCAACAACGATCGAACTCTTTGGAGTGTTGTTGGCTTGCTGGCCAGCTTTAACAGCTGGTGTAGAAGTGGTTGTTTTAACAGCTGTACCTCCAGTTGAAGCTGTAGTTGTGCCTTTATAACCGTTATCGGTAATCCCAGTTAAATCAATGTCACCATCTAAACCACCAGCCTTATAGGTCGATGTAAATTGGAATAGATGGATATTATTAAAACTTGGAAAGTAATTATAGTTGGGACTAGTCGTTACGTTGTAGTTGGGATATTCAGCCATCCAAAGTGGGTAACTTTTAGCTAAAGAAGCTAGGTCAAGATGACTGGTTAAAAAAGCTTTGTAACCATACAAGACAGCTGTATAACCGGCTGCCTGGATTTTGTCTAAAGCATATTTAACACTGGCCGTGTTTGGATTGCCTGATTCAACATCCAAAGCAACAATCGAGCCTTTAGGAGTTTGAACCTTAGGTAGATAATAATTTAGCATCTCATCAGCTTGAGCGTTGCTGGAGAATTGAGCATAAATATACGTATGTGCCCTTTTACCCTGGGCAATCGTTGAAGCTACTTGTGTAGCATAAGTCGACTGTGGACTAAAGTAGCCATCGTAATAACCACCCAATTGGATAATGGCAAACTTGTCGCTTGCCTGTCCGAACTCGGCTGTGCTTGTCTGATAGTGGCTTAAATCCACTCCTTGATCTCCTTTAGCCGCAAAGACCGGTGAAGCAATCGCAAAAGCCGATAAAGCCGAGATTGTTATTAAAATTGTATTTAACTTTTTATGTGTCAATGAAAAATTACCTCCAAAATAAAAGCACTGGCTAATTAGACCGGTGCAAACATATTTTTTAAACTATTAAATTGTTTATTTTCCATTTGTAAATTCTTTCCAATCCTCTAACGTATGAATGCGTTTCTCATGATCAGACTCTTTTTCATCTATCTCTTGGATTTTTTTGAAATCATGATCTAACATTTCGGACTGTTTTTTAACACTTTCATTGAGTAAATGGACTGTTTCGTTTAACGACTCAGTGGACTCTTTAAAGTTGTCTGTGAAGAATTTATTTAATGTTTTTCTGAATATGGCATAAATGGATCCCAGCAGGCCAATGCCTGTTGCGATCAACATTAGCCAAGACCTAATGCCATCCGGATTCATGTATTAACTCGCAGGCGTGACGTCTTGTGATGCCGCTTCATCAAAAACAGACTTTTCAAAGTCGGCAAAATCTGCTTCAATTTGAGTACGATTGGCACTAAATCCTTGTGCGTTAATAGGATTGACCGAAAGGCTGACGTTACTACCATTGACCGAACCATTGAAATAGGCAATTTGGCTGCCATTAGCGTCTTTGCTTTGAGCATTGAAGCTCTGTGATTTATTGATTTCCATTATTTGTCTCCTTGATTAATAATTTTGATGTGGCTTGCATCGACCGTGCCTGATTTAAGAACACTGTTCCCGTGAAAAATAATTGAATGATCTGTGATTTCCATACTTTCTTTTCCTATCATTTCTTAGCCTCTTTTGTTTCTTCAATTGGTTCAAAAGCGTCCATAAAGGCATCAAAACCATGTAAGTTTTGTGGATCGATGTCTTGGTCAAAGCTTGCAAAATAGTCTTTGATGACACTAAATTCTTCTTTGTAGCGTGGCTGAATTTCAGCCGTTTCATCAAACAGGTCTTTATGAGCTTGCTGATAATCGACTTGTGCAGTAGGCAAGTCAACAGGCCACGTAATGCGCCCCTGGTCATCGACTGAACCGCCGAATTGTTTGACTAAATCTTTTTCAGATTCATACAAGTCTTTGGCAATTTCAGCCAGCGACTTTTGAAACTTTGCCACGCCACGAGCCACCTTTGCAGGCAACTTCAATGAACCTAAAAAGTTTGCAACTGGGATAATATCTTGATTCTTGATTTCCATATTTTCTCCTAAATAAAAAAGCCTATGCGGCTTTCAAAGTTTTGATTTCGTTTTCTAATTCTGTGACACGTTGCTTTAGTGTTTCAACCTTGCTGTCTTCTTCTTTCAAACCCAAAGCCACAAGTGATGTAAATGAATATTGATCAACGCCTTCTTGGTTTAACAATGACTGTTTCATCAAGCATTTTAGCGAATTCTTCGTTATATTCATCAGGAGCAATATTGTTATCCTGCTTTGGCCAAGAAATTTGACCGCTGGATTTATTAATTTCTCCGCCATATCTTTTAACTAATTCTTCTTGTGACTTTCCCATTGGCTTTGTAGCGTCTACAAGAAGATCTTTTAGCCTGACAAGAGCTCTAGTCGCTTGTGCAGAAATACCGGACTCGGCAAATGCCGAAATAAATCGCATGACCGGTTGTATTTCTTTGTTCTGGAATTCCATAAATATCCTTTCTGTCCAATATTATAATAATCACTTAAATTTTAAGCTGATTGCAACATTTTAACCTGATTTTCAAGTTCGTTAACCCTTTTCTTTAGTTTCTCAACTTTGGAATCTTCTTTTTTGATTGCTAAGAACGTTAGAGAAACGGCAGAGTAAAGATCAACACCACCATCATCTTTCATAATGCTCGGCAAATAGTATTTACTTTGCTCGTTTACATCATCAATAATAGCAGTTAAATGTTCCTTATCGTTTGGTTGAGACTTGAATTTGATTAATCTAATATCGGTTTTATTAATTTCATTCAAGGCATCATACTTATATTCTCCAAGAACATTCTTTTTAGAAAGCAGAGATGTATAAGTGGTGCTTACAACTTCAATTTTTTTGCTGAACCAGAAATGATCAGAACTATAGAAGTTCATAGAAGCACCAGTTGAATCTACTTGTATTCCATAAGCAGAACCCGCCGTACCAAAGTGAATTTTTCCGTTTCCTGTGCCAGCACTATTAGAAAACACAACATCAGTTGAATTAATATAAATAGTTTGGCCAGTTACGTTGTATCTAAGAGCAAAACCTACAGAATTTTCATCAGTTGTTGAATTGCGATAGGCAAGCCCAACATTAGCAGCGTTCCAATAATTACCAGAAGAAGAATTATGAGTAGTTCCACCCATTCCAGGTGTATTAGCAATTAAGAATACTCCGCCGCCATTAGTAGAATCATATGTCGTAATTAAGCCGCCAACACTGATCGCTTGTGTAGACGATTGCGTGGCACTCATTTCGATATAGCCATTATAAATGTTTGTATATAACAAACTATTTTCGTCTAACATATGGATGCCGTCTGCTTCCATGGTCATCAAATTTGATCCATAAAATACAGAGAATGAATAGGCATTGATCAACATTTGACCATCAAGAACTCCAGCGGACGTATTTTGCTGGATCAATACACTACCAGAATCAATTTGAACCACAGAAGTTTTATCACTAGATGAAAGATTAAGAATTCCATTATTCACGGCAATGTAATTCGCATCAAGCGAATTGACGCTCATTGAATTAGCTTTAACATTTTTACCATCAAGAAGCGTAGTTCCTTTAATTGTATAATCGCCTAATTCAGCAACTAATTGTTTAATGGCAAGAAATGACAACGAAGCCATAGCATAAATATTTACTGAATCTCCGTTGTTGATGATGGCTGGTATCGAATATTTAGGAGTTGTATTTACATCATCAATAATCGGAGACAATTGGGTAACTTGGTCTGGATCATCATTGAAATAATATTTTTCTATATCTGTTGCTAAAATATCGTCAATAGCTTCGGTTGTTCCCATTTCTCCAATAATTGTTTTTAGAGAAAGTAGTGAAGTAGAAGCTACCGAACCGTTAACAACAATTTTATGGCTGAACCAGAAATGATTTTGTGTATAGAAGTTTAATGATGAATGTTGGTTATCGGCTTTGATACCATAATTAGTACCAAAGAATGACAATTGCCTTGATTGATTAACATTAGAAGCATCAGGGGCAATTAAAACATCACGGTAGAAGTTCCAAGCGCCAAGTTCGCCCACCTGGCTCCCTTTGGACATGCCGGAATCCATCCAGACTAAAGTACTTCCAATTCCGTTACCAGTAAACGCTAAGAATCCATTCGATGTATAAGTCCCCATATAAGTTCCATATGAAGATGTTGTACCACCTGATGAATCGCCCCACTTAGTAACATGGAAACCAAATTGCCCGCTACCTTGATAAACTGTAAAACCACTAGAATTTATTTTGGCAGTATTAGATGAAGTAATAAAGCCAATTTCAGAAGCAGTTATAGACAAATTTTGTCCATAGTTGCTTTCCCATTGTGTGGTAAAGAATGCTGAGGCATTAGCCGAAATATTATTGGCGTCCAAATTAATAACGGTAATTTTGCTTGCGTCAATCGTTCCAGCGGTAAGTTTAGAAGCCGATAAATCAGTAACCATGGCATCGTTTATAAATGCAGTGCCGCCAAAAACAATCGAAGAAGCGTTCAAATATATTTTATCGTTTTGGATAAGTGTCGTGCCTGCTTGGATATTAATCATTGGGATTAAATCTTTTTGCGTGTTTGGAGACCAAGCCGTTGCAACAGAACCTTGTTGCACTTGTAAATCCCAAATTTTGTACGTTCCATTCGCTATCGGTAACTGAATGTATACCACTTGTCCTTGAGAATTTGTGTCTGATGCAGTTCCAGTATATGAAACAGTTTGATCTACATTGGCAGATATACTAAATGTTCCACTAAAAATTGAATTTTGACCTGCACTTGTTCTAAAGGAAACAATCAAATTACTTGCTGCAACAGTGGAATTAATTTTGAATGAAATTGTATAGGTTTGACCAGAAACTACAGTAAAGTTCAATGGATAGTAAGCAATTGACCAACCCGATACACCTGTAACGACTGCTTGAAAACCGTAGCCGTTTGTGGTTGCAAAATAGGTAGATGTATATGCCGTACCATTTGTTCCATATGTCCAACCGGTCTGCGTATTTGTACCGGATAATAAATTAGGCGAACCAGCACTTTGCAGAGCAAGTGTAATAGAGTTTACTGTCTGCTGGAATATCGAACTTGAACCATCCCAGCCAGTCATTAAGGAGGTATTTTCAAATGCTGTTAGGAACGAAGTACCTATATTGCCATTTCCGTCAGTAACAAAATCTGTTATTGATGTGAGATCTTGGTTAATAGTACTCATGGCAGATGTTTGAGCTGTCGTTTGGCCCACATAAGGACCGGGAACATATGATCCTATAGTAGAGCCATTAACAAGCATAGGCATTGCAATACCAAGTTTTCCATTAGCACGAGCATCAAATAGCAAAGCTATATGAGTTGCACCAGTAGGTATTGTCAAAGTTATATTTTGTAATACGTAGGCTTGCCAACCACTTCCAGATAAAGCAACTGCTCCGGCATATCCCATATCGGTACCAGCGTCATCAAGATATTGAATTTGGAAATAATTAGTAGAACCTGTGAATACATAATAAGCAAAGCTCAATGACACTATTGGAGAAGTTAACCCGTCCAAAGAATTAATAGGAATAGGTTGAGAAATTACTCTTGGTCCCATTCCAGTAGTAGAAGCAGTTATTTCCATAACATTTTTCCCACTAACATTATGCAGATTGCTTAAAACTGTCCCAAGTGTTGCATTTTGCCATGTAATCCATCCACCGGTATCGGGATTAAAGTCAGAGTTCGCAATTAGGTTGGTTTGCCCAAGATTATTGACTTGCGTTTGTAATGTATTAAACGTGCTTGTCGACACAGTTTGACTAAATCCATTAGCCACTTGTTGCTGGTAACTAGCAAATGAATCATTAGATACCTTAGCCGCTATGGCACTTGCAGTCTGAGTTTGGTAAGTCGAGAAATCAGCCTCTGATACTTTTGTTGCTACTTCACTAGAGGTTATTAAGAGATCAGCTTCTGTAGCCATGTCTTCCGGAGCCGGTGACCAAGTTGTTGGCTTGTTGCCTTCTTCTACCTTAAAACTAGTAATATTAAAACCAGAGTTAGGAATACCATTTTCTTGAGCAACAAAATCTATGCGACTAGGTATCCCATTTGATGAAAAATTAACAAGAAATGGAGCTGACATAAAATACTCTGTGTCGGATATTTGCCTGATTGTCCATACGGAATCAAATGAATATATGGAAGCTCCAGCTGTTGTCTGATTGTCATTACCCCACTTATTGGTAAAATTAAGCCGGAATTTAGGCATGGAAGTCTGATTAACTAAAGTAATAAAGAAACTTACTGTTAATTGATCACTTTGTCCATAAATTGACGAAACTAAGCCACTAGTGCTTTGTGTCCATGAACCATTTGAGTCATTAAGAACATTTATTGCATTTGAAGTTCCAAGTACGAGGTTTCTTCCACCAATTTGGAGGTTGTTAATACTAGTAACAGTGTCTTGAATAGAGTTAGCATTGACTGCAATTTGGGCTGAATTACTAGCAACAGTGTTTCCAAGGGAATTCAAGCTAGTTTGGTCTGCCTTTAGTGCGACTTCACTTTGGGTTTGGGTCAATTCTGTTGCATAGCTTGTAACGGCTACTGAATTGGCATTAGCAACAGCAACAGCTGAACTAGCAGCTGAACTAGCAAGAGCAGCACTAGCAAGAGCAGCGCTCGCTGAGGTTACGGCTTTAGTTGCGTTACTTGTAGCGGTACTTGCATTAGAGCTAGCACCACTAGCAGTAGTGTTGGCTGAACTAGCAGCTTGGCTTGCAACGACAGCATTTGAAAGAGCACTAGAAGCAGATGCAACAGCACTCGCTGCGGAAGTTTGAGCAATTGAAGCTGTGGAATTAGCTTGCGATGCTACAGTCTCTGTAACTTTAGTGGCAAAGAGTGACGGTGTTTGAGCAATCCACGAAGCTTGGCTTGATACCTCTGACCCAAGCGAATTAACGGTAGCTGATTCTGCTTTAGTAGCAATCATTGAAGCATTCTGAATGATTTGAGTTCCTTGACTGCCAACAGTCCCAGATAGTGAATCAACGGTAGATTGGCTGGCTTTAGTAGCTATCTCTGATGCATTTTGTGTAATATCTGTTTCAGCATCTGAAACTTTGCCAGTGAGTGTATCAACATCGGCTTGTGAAGCCTTTAAAGCTATCTCACTTGTGTTCAAAGATATTTGAGTGTCCTGAGTAGACACTGCAGATGAAAGTGTATCAACTGTGGACTGTTCAGCCTTTAATGCAACCTCACTTTGAGTTTGAGTGATCGCCGTCCCTTGGGCTGAGACTGTGCCGTTTAAAGTGTTGAAATCTGCTTGTGAAACTTTCGTGGCAATCATTGAAGCATTGCTAGTTATTTGAGATTGAACATCTTCTGGTGCTGGTGACCAATCAGTGGCTTTGTTGCCTTGTTCAAATTTCCAATTAGTTATTGTTATTGTGCCAACAAAATTATCAAATCTGAGCCCCACAATAGTTGCAGAAGTTCCAGACCAATTAGAGGGGACTGCGCCAGTAAATGAATAATGACCAGAAGTCTCAATAGTGATTTGCGTGCCATCAAAACCGTATGGAGAATTATTCCATTGTGGAAATAAAGTTCCGCTAAGTGTACTTCCAGATGGAACCGCAACTGTATAATCAAATGAAATTGTAAACGGGGTGCCAACACCCCACTGAGTAAACATTTGCCCAGAAGTTAGGGACGTGTTGTATACATAACTTACTTGGTTAGCCGCATTGGTTCCAGTAACTACTTGAGAATTTGAGGTACCTGTTGAGTAGTTTCTACCACCAACTTGGAGGTTGTTTAGTCCTGCTAAAGCTGCGCTAGCACTGTTAATTGCTACACTAGCGGATGTAAGAGCATTGTTTGCTGCTTGGCTTGCTTGACTGGCATTAGACGATGCACCAGTAGCAGTAATCATAGCTGTGCTTGCAGCAGAGAAAGCGTTACTTGCTTGATTTATAGCCTGACTGGCATTTGAATTTGCTTGGCTTGTAGCAACATCCGTAGCTGAAGAAAGTGAATTAACGTTATTATTAGCGGTTTGTGCACCAACAACAGCATTAGATGCTTCACTAAACGCGGCACTTGCTTTACTGCTGATATCAGCTATTTGCGGAGTAAGAGAATCATTCAAGTCATCAGTGTAGGATTTGGCGTCAGAAACAACAGAAGAAACTTTATTATCTATTTCCTGACCGGTATAAGTGCTGACTAGTTCTTTCCAGTAGTACGTGCCAGTCACATCATCATAGGAATATTGATAAATGTATTGGTTATTACCATCTGTTAAGAAGAACTTTTGTCCTAAAACTGGATCAGGGGGGTAACCAGCTGTAGGGTCGCCAGAGTATGAATCAGGTTGTCCCAAACCATTGATAATCGTATTAATTGCCGTGACTTGTTTTTGTACACCGCTAACTGCATTATCAGCAATACTAACCATTGCGCTAGTCAACGTCTGTTTTTGGCCAAACGTATATTCAACGTATTGTTTAGTAATGTCATCCCAAATAGTTTGTGTGACTTCTGCTGTACCACTAATTGCCAGCGGTTCATAGTTCGTTGGGACAATATCGCCTAATTCGATTGGTTGCTCGTTCGTTCCTTGATATTCAAGTGACTTCGATAAATCAATAGCCGTTACTGTCATATTGGCAGTTGGCTTTCCAACTTCGTTATCAGATAAATATTTTTGTGCCAATGCTTTTAATTGGGCGTCGGAATAAGCGTATTTACCTTGTTTCTCATCAGCACTAGCGTCAGACGCATAGAACTGGTCAGAGAAATCAACGGGCAACGTGATTGGATAAGGATATTGATTGGCATAACTACCTGCTTGAATATAATCACTACCAGATAAGACGTGAATAATATCAACACTACTATCACCAGATGGTTGAGAAACTGTCGCATATGGAATGATGGAATTATAAATCGTAGATATATCAGATTCTTGTTCAATCGTTTGAATATTTCGTCCATAAGACAGAATACCGTTAACAGTTTTTCCCATCCTCTGTAAAAGACTGATATGGTAATTATCAAATTTATATTCACCACCCCAGACATCAAGAATGGATCCTGTTGTACCAGCTAAAGCGTCACTAGCATGCTGAAAATCAGCCAGTGTGAAGGCAGTAGAATTTTGAGTAGCAATATCGGAATCAACCACAAAAGGCGTATTGATAGCTAAATTATTCTTCCAAACAGTTAAAGCACCAGTTGCGTCTTGGTTATTGATAGTGACTGTTGGCTGTTTTAAAGAAATATCTTTAGTCAGACTCAAACCAACTTGTTCGGCATAAACATAAATTCCGGTCGGAATAGAAACACTTGATCCGCTTGATGTTTGCAAAGATTGGCTGCCATCATTAAATCGCTGAACTTTTTTGATAATAAAAAGCTGGTTCTTCAATGAAGTACCAGCATCAGCTTTGATTAAACGATTTTCAAGCAGTTCCTTAGATAACGAGCTATCGATTGGATAAAGCATTTCTAAATAAAATTCGCCATTAACAGAATTTGTGACTTGTATGCCAACGGCGTCAGATAGAAAACCAAGTCCACCACCGACCGCTTGTGAAACAGCTGTTCCGGACTCATATAAAACTGCCATTAAATCACCTCCTTCCAATTGGGAACTAGTTGTACAGACCAGCCACTTGTCCAAGATAATGTATTCAATCCTGACTTTAAGATTGGAAATACTTCGCTAGTCATCGTTGAATAAGCTGGTTGACCATTCAAATCCATTACAGTTTGTTTTTCAATATCAATCACCAATCCACCATTCACATTTTGAAAGCCCATACCGATACCATTGATCGTTAAGGATCCGTTTCCAGAACCTGTAATTGTATAAATAGGCGAAGCCGAGTAAGCAGTTGGATTCGTTAGCGAAGCACTGGCAGCTATTTGTGTTTGACCAGACTTGAGAAATTTATAGGGGTAAAGAAGGAACGGAACAGTAAAATTTCCAGATAAAGCATTAGTCTTTATTATGTCAAAACCAGACTGAATCATAGCCCTAAAAAAATAATCAGGGAATAAATCAAGTTCCAATTGTGACCAGCTATTAGTTGAAAAAAGCCAATTAGTAATTGCATTAATACAATCTGTAATTGACTTTGTATCAGACATTTTCCGCAAAAATACTAGATCAAAATTTTGTGAAACGGGTTTTAATCTTTCGTTGTCAATTGTGACATATCCATCTCTTCCAGGTATTTCAATTTGAGTGAGGTCTCTTTCCGGCTTGGAAAAAGTAATAGCGTCTGCTAAAAAAAACACATTGAAGTTATCAGAACTAATACCGTTCCAAGTCATAATTCTTTCAGTCATTTAAAGCCCCCTTGATGTCTGCAAATTAATTTGTCCGAGTGCTTGATTAATTTTTCGATAATTAACACTGGTTTTTTGTTCGCTATTTTTCTTTGTTTCCCCCAATATTGCTTCAAGCAAATTAGTAACCAATCCTGTCAATTGATTATTTTGGCTAAGCAATGACTCCATTTTTGAATTATCTGTCGCCAACGCTTGATTACCAGTTATCTGATTCGCTTGTTTTAATAACTCAACAGCTCTTGAACGTTTATTCTGACCCAGTGGGACAGCCATTTCTATACCATCTTCGCCAAAAATAGAAGGTGTGGTGGCAATTCCACCATTTGCATAGCCGTGACCTTGACCTAAGTAACTAAGTGATGAGCCATAACGGCTTTTGGCATAAGCCAAAGCGGCTAACAAGTTGTCATAACCGTTAAAAATATCTTTATGGCCAGGAAAAGCGTGGGCGTTAAAGGTTGTTGGAATAACCTGCATCAAACCTTTGGCAAGATTTCCGGAAATCGTGTTAATGTCCGTGTAACCATGTTGAGTAACCGTTGGATTACCACCGGATTCGGTTTGAATCTGGCGTAAGACTTTGCTGACCATTGAAGCACTTGTTGACAAGCCGTTAGCTTTCAAAGCCCGTTTAACATCGTCTGTCCAGCGAAGCACACTTGTACCGGTCGGGTTTCCGTGTTGTCCTCCACCGTCTTCATCCGATTCAGAAACTAACTTACTAAGAAAACTACCAATGCTCTTAACTCCACTATCAACCATGCCTTTGGAAATCTGGTGACCAGCGTCACCGACTTCTTCAATTGAGTTGATATTAAAGGCTTTTGACGCAATGCCTTCCAAAGTTTTAACAGGGTCAGTTAGTTTAGACAGCACCTTTTCGGCAGCATCGGAAATATTATCAAAAATGTTCGTTGCACCTTTGCCGACAGAACTAATAAACGATGAAAGGCTATCAGTTCCAGACGCATAACCTGGCATCGTTTTGCCAAGGCCACCGCTAAACAGCTTTGCTGTGTCCCTAGCGTTTAAGATGTGGTCGCCTGGATTGAGGTCGACTATTTGAGCGCCATGAGTTCCAAGAAAATCGACTTTGCCGGAATAAGGTTGATACCTGGCTTCAATGCCAGCTTCACCAACTAGCGCCCGTCTAGCGCTATTATGGCTAGTTCCAACTGAATAAGCCGGCATGCCCATTGGAGAGTAGCTGTAGCTTTGGTTACTTGTTCTAATACCCTTTTGGCCAAAGAATTTAACAATTCTGTTGAAGAAACTAGAAATTCCTTTCCAAATTCCTTGTAAACCACTACCTTGCCTACTGCTGGCTTTCATTGAACCGTTAGCTTGGTTAACAGCATGCGTGACAACACCATGAGATTGATCTTTAGCATTTTGTACTATTTGTTTCTTTTGATCTCTTGCATGGCCAATTGTGGTATCATGTTGCTTTCTTGCCGCATCATCGGTATCATTTTGCTGTTTTTGAGCTTTGGCAACAACGCCGTTATATTGATCCCAAGCGGATTGAACAGTTTTATTTTTTTGGTCTTTAGCCTTGGCTATTGCATCTTTGCGCTGTGTTTCAGCCCACTTAGAATTACCAGCAAACTGTTTCTTAGCCGCACTAACGGTCTTGTTATATTGATCGTCAGCTGCTTTAATCGCTTCTTTTCTTTGATTTGCAGCAGCTTTAGTAACTTCGTTGTATTGCTTATAAGCGGCCTTAAAAGTATCTTTTTCTTTTTTATCGGCTAATTTAACAGTTTCCTTATATTCTTTTTCAGAATCATTAACGGCTGTTTGTAGTTGCTTATTGGAAAGTTTGCCTTTATCTTTAGTAAGCTTTTCCATTATGGAAGTTTGCTTAGTTGCAGATAATTGAATCTTTCCAGTAAGGGTGGTGTGAAGTTTGGCTTCGGCCACAGTAGTAGAAGTGGCATCTTTTAGGGTCAACTTGTTAATAGATGATTTTTCTTTACGCTCTTCTTCAGCAACGGCTTTAGACTTATTCTTTTCGTCCTTTTCGACTTGAATAGAACCAGCACCATATTGAAGCAAATCAGCATTAATTTTTTTGTTCCACTTATTTTTAGTGTCGCGTATGTCTTTGCTGTACTTGCTTTCAATAGATTCGCGTTGTTGAGCATAATATTTAGTAACAGCGGTTCGATCAGACTGGCTCATCTTCTCAAACTTTGAACCTTGTTTGCCCTCGTTCTCAATGGTTTTCATCCGCTGTTCATATTCTGCTTTAGTAAGATCACCATTTTTATAAAGAAGTTTGACGTCTTTGGCGTCTTGTTTTTGCTTTTCAGAATAATATTTTTTAGCTTCTTTATTTAAATTGCTATAAGCAGATTTTAAACTAACTTTAGGTGCTTTTATTTTGGTCTTAGTCAATCCTTTTTGGATTTCTTTACCAAGACTTTTTCCTAATTTTTCACCACCCAGAGAACCAAGAATACCGCCGGCAACTGTACCTAAACCAGGCAAGATAGCCGTTCCAATTGCTGCGCCGGCTGCCCCACCGGCAAGGTTACCACTAGCAGAACCAACTTTACTACCGACATTCTTTTTATTCATGCCGATTAAATCAGTACCGGCTGATACAAGATCAAGAATCCCAGTACCACCAGCGACAACTTTACCAAGTTTGGTTAAGTCACCTAATTTGCTTAATATGCCTGACTTACTAGCACCTTCGGCAACTTCTCCAGCTTCACTAGCATCCTTAGCAACAGTACTACCATCTTTTTCAACAGTTTCTGCTTCACTAACATCTTTAGAAACAGAACTTCCGCTAGAAGACGTTCCAAGTGAATCGTTGCTTTCAGTTGAAGATAATTCGTTGTTTTTTTCAAGAACTTTATTTTGTTCTTTTAAAGCGGCTGTTTCTGATTTAATGCCAAGAACTTTAGCAGCCCATTTGATCCCATCAGCAATACTTGTAAATGTTTTCAAAGTGTTAGATACTGCACCAACGCCTCTATTGACTGCTTTAAAAGCTTGAGAAACTAAAATTGCACTTGCAGCAAACTTAGCAAAAGCTTTTGGGTGATCGGCAATTAAGCCCATAAACGGTTTAAGTATCGTATTAGCAATTTGTAGAGTAGTTACAAATACACGAAAACTTTCTCCACCAGTTGCTTTAACCATCTTAAAGAAGCTGGCTATTTCAGGGGCGTTTTTAGCAATGTCATTAGAAACATTCGTGATGCCTTTTGAAATATCTTTTAAGCCATTGTTTAAAGCACTTGGAACTGATTTAAGATTAAATGCCTTAGCAAAAGCAGTTGTGATAGTTGAAAAACCTTTTTCAGCAGATTTTCCAATTTGCGAAAACTCGTTATCGACTTTCTTTTCAGAAACCCACTTGGCAACAGCACCATAAATCGGGTTTTGCGCATTCATGATTGGCTTTTCAATATCACCAATCAAAGCTGGCACACGGGCTTTGATAGTTCGTTCCATGCCAACCATGGTTTGCAGCATATTAGAAGCGGCTTTATCGTACTTGCCAGAGCCCAATTCATTGAAGACGTTTTCAATATCGGAAGCCGAAATCTTACCGGCTTTAGCCATTGCAGTTAAGTCGGCAACAGTAATGTTGGCGCCTTTGTGAACATCATTTTCATACTTAGCCAAGTTCTCACGAAACATCGGGAAGTATTGCGAAATCTGATTCAACATGCCGGCGTTGGCTTTACCACGGGACAGACCGTTAACCATGTCTTGTGTAACTGATTGAATTTGTTGAGAATTCAAGCCAACGGCATCGGCCATGTTCAACATCGACTTAGTCATTTCATCTGATTCAGTCTTACTAGAGTGCAAGTGATAAAAGCCTTGTTCTAGTTCATTGACAGTATCAGTTGCTTGACCAGTTTTAACAGACAAGTCGTTAATGGTTTTAACCATTGCGCTCGCTGCGCCTGAACTACCAGTTAAGGTTAACCAAACAGCGCCCATTTTCTGCTGTTCTTGATCATATTCCATGCCGGCATCAACAGCTGCACTTATGTGATTAGTTATAGCTTGAAAAGCATTCGTTATTCCATAGGCAACTAAATGAGCACCAACTATTTTTTCAAATAGCCCATTAGCACGTTCAGCTTTGTCAGTAACCGAATCTAGTTTTGAGGTTATACCAGAAAATAAGCCAGTTTCTGGGCGTTTTCCTGTTTGCTCTCTTAAATCTTTAATCTCACTCGTTGCATGCGCAATTCGGGTTGCTGTTTCATTGATACGAACGTTTTGCTTAGAAATAGCTTCGGAATTATCGCCTTCAGCAGACTTTAATTTTTTAAGTTCTTCAACTTGCTTATTGTAAACTTGCTTTAATTTATCTTGCTGATCTCTTAAACCACTTATTTGAGCTTTATTGGCTTCTACAGTATTTCCTTCGGCTTTTAATCTTTCAACATAAGAATTAGTAACTGTTTCAGATTGCTTAATTGAATCATTTAACTTTGCAATACCTGATTGCTGATAATCAAGCGATTGTTTGGCTTTTTCTTGTTGGTTGGTTAAAGAAACAAGTTTTGTGTTCGCACGGTCGTATTGAGTTTGTAGCTTTTGATAAGCTTCAGAATTTTTTGAAGTTCGATCAGCTTCTTCAGACATTGAAGATTTTAGAGCGTTAACAACTTCTTTTTGTTTTTCAACAGCTGAACTTAGACCGTCAAAACGAGTTTTAGCAGCAGTTAAGGAATCTCCAGACTGCTTAAGCATGGCTTCGTTAGCTTTCCAAGCAGCCGTATTAGCTTGTATTTCGGTTTTTAAAGACTTAACCGATTGAACGGCTTCAGTTGTATCTAGCGTAACCTTGTTGGCTGCTTCTCTGCTTATATCTGCCATGTTTTAGTCCTTTCTTTAACCTTTTTGTGACTTGAAAAAATCCAGTGGATCAGAAATCTTGTCTTCTTTTTTAGCTTCTAAGACTTCGATCAAATCATAAAAACTCGTTTTCTCTATTTCGCTTAATGGAATTTGTAAATTGACCATGCAATCTTTTTCAAACAACAATAAATCTGTTAATTGGTTTCCGTATTGAGCAAGCCCTTCTCGGGCTGTTATTTTTTTGTTGAGCCAACTTCTTGTAAGTCCCAATATTCGTCTTCACTTACACCGGGATTGTTCAATCTGAAAGATACGTGAGCTAACAATTCCCCAATTTCTGTTAGCGATAGTTCTTCTAAAATACTCGAATCTTTTTTGTTTAACCCTAGAATCTTGCCAAGTATTTCAATAGTGAAATCAATGGACTTCAATTCAGTGTCGAAAGTATGAATTTGTTTCTTGTTTTGTTCGATTTGATATTGAAGATATTCCTCGTCAGACATTTTAGAAATATCTTTGTTTTCTTCACTTACTTCGCTTGCTTCTTGAGCATCGACCTGATCTTGAAATGACTTTTTCATTAATCTGGTTGCCATTTTGATATTTGCTGTTGAATCTTTAAAACTGAACTCCTTGTTATTTAGTTCAGGTACTCGAATTGTTAGTAACATTTTTTTCTTCTCCTTGTGAGCATTAAAAAAAGATGCTCTTAACGGCTACCCAACGGAGAATGGTTGAATAGCCTTTAAGAACACCCTTTCAGATATTCCAATATTTAATTAGCCGTTAGTAGTGTTAGTAGATGCCGCCGTGTATCCAGGGAAAACATCGGCAAGCATTACATCGTTACTGAAACCTGTTTCGTTCGAATAAAACATTTTCAGTGGCTGATTATTCCAGTCTTCAATATCTAGCGGAGTGTAAGTAAACGAATCATCAGCACGGGTTTGTGTCGTGGTGTTTGTTCCGTTACTTGCATCAGTCACGATTAATTCGCCTTGACGGAAACCAAAGTAAACATAGCCGCTTTCACCAAGTGCAGTTGTTTGAATCAGCAAACTTAGTTTTGGTTTGTCACCTTGGTAGTAACCACCTTTACCATCTGAAATTTTGCCAAGTGCTTTAGCAACAACATCGTGTGGCAATGAGTTAAAGTCCAGAGCAACTGAAGTGTCACCACGAGTTTCTTGAAGATCAGAAACTTTATTATCGCCATAAACTTTGGTGAACGCTGCTTCAAGACCGGTAATATTAGCTGTTTTCGTTGTAAAACTGCCTGTTCCAGTTGCATAAATACCAGTTGCGCTCAAGCCGGTGGTTGCATCTTTAACGATGTTTCCATCTGACCCCAAAAGAGCCAGTTGTACTTGTTTAATACCAAATGTAGCCATTAAGCTACCTCCTTAATTTGTTTTAAATGTGATACGTATATGGCTTTAATCGCCTGACCCGTATCAGGGTCTGTATAACGTGCGTCTGCGTTTGTAATTTGCCAACCTGCTGTATTAAAAGCCTGCATTAAAGCAATTTCACAATCATCGGCATCTTGAGAAAAATCAAGCGAATAAAAAAGACGTATTTCTACGCCTTGGTTCATTTCTTTAAACTCGTTATCCCCGTAAGTTGTTGGCGAGTTTTCGTTTTCCGTTACTAAACAATCAGTTGAATCAATATCGTTTAAATGCCCTCTAGGTATTACAAAAGGATAGACATTATCTATCCAGGTAAGATTAGTGGTTTTAATAATTGCCACTGCATCAGATACAGAACTCATACGCCACTAACCCCCTTTTCTTTTAATATCTTTTGGTATTCGGCATTTTCAGCCTTGAATATCTCATTTAAACAAGCGTTTCGAACCTTGTCTAAGTAATCATCACCCTTAATGAATTTAGTTCCATCATTTAAAAAGCGTGCGATATAGGCTTTTTTATTCGAAAAGCCAACAATTGAAGTCCCGTCAGTCTCTCCCGAAATATTAGTAGCTTCATCAATCACTGAATCAGCTAAATGCGGATCATCTCCAGTTTTGCGATTGTAATAATGGTGTGATCTCAAATATTCGGCAATATTCTTTTTTAAAACATCAGCACCGGCCTTAGTTATCTTTGCTTGTTCAGCAGCAGAAAGTTTATAAGCTTTTTCGAGATTGTCAGCCCAATCACCTAAATCAACAATACTAACCATTTTTATTCGTTCCTTTCCGGACTGTGGCTTTTAAAGTCAAAATATCAAAGGCGTTCGGATTACTAGTCTCACCTGGTGAAACTGAGACTATATTGTATTGATTGCTCTGACTATCCTGGAATAACAAAGGTGGTTTAATACTCGGATCATGTCTAACAACAATATCGACTGTGTCTTGTAAATCCGTTCCGTAAATTTGATAAGTCTGATTCATCGTTCGAGTACGAACGGCATACCAGCGAGAAAAAGAAGCAACAAACTGCCTCGTTGAACTGCCAGTATTTGGATTAGTAACAGTCTCAACTGATCCAAACTGACCACGCTTATTCAAATCGGAAGGTTTAAATAATCTAGTCATTTAGCACCTTCCAACGCAAGTTATTTAAAAGGAACTGATAAGACAAAGGATAAGCAACTTTCTGATCGCTTTGGTCACCTCTTGAAAAATATAAAAAGTCAACTAAAGTTTTAACGGCTTGATTGAATACCGAGTATGTTCGATATACAGTCAGCGGAATATCGCTATTAATTGCGTTTTGTGTTTCTATTTCCGAAGTAGTTATTAAATCTTGTAAAACCGATTCATCAGCTTCGACTTTTAAATAATCCTGCATAATCGCCGGAGTTACCGGAGCAACCGGAGTTACTGCGCTATCATCTGCCATATCATTTCCTTTCTAACAGGCTTTTCACCCTGTTCGTAAGTTTTAAGCCTTAGTCGCTTTTAATAATTAATTGCCAGTTGAAGTAGTTGAAGCAGTTGAAGCAGCAACAGAAGCAGTAACAAAGAAACCGGCATTAGCATCGGCAGCAGAAACACCATAACGAAGAACAGCAGCAAGATACTGACCGTAAATCGGGCTGTATTGCCATGCTAAATTAACTTCTTTACGGTCTGCAAAAAGAACGGCACGACTAAGATCACCGATAAAGGCTTTCATATCACCCTTAGAACCCAACAAAGCATCACCGACTTTATAAACCGGAACACCGAGCAAAGTACCTTTAGAAGCGGAAGTAACATCTTGATGAAAGACGTATTGTCCGTTTTTATCCTTCAAAGTGTCCAAAGCGTTAAAGAACGACTGTGAAGCAACAATGGAAGGATTGTAAGCTGGGTCAAGGTCAACGTTTAAGATATGCTTAATGTCATCGACCGAAGTATCAGAGCCAAACGTTGCGGTTTTTGCCGTAAATGCCTTTAAGACAGCTGAAATATCAGCGTTAAAGGTATTAACGCGCTTTTCACCGATGTTCTGACCGATCAAACCGGTTAAATCAACTTGAGAATCGTCAATCGATTCCTGTGAAATAGCAATGGCACCACGATGAGTGTCAACAGACCAATCAACATCATTGAACTCGGGAGTGGCTAAGTCTGGGTTGTCTTTTAATTCGGCAACACTTGGGAAAGTGTCATCGGCACGCTTCAAAATTGGATAAGTACCTTTTTCAGTATTAACCGGTGTCTTTGTAACCAAAGCAGACAAGTCAACAACTGAATTAACTTCGGCTTGTGGGTTATAAATAATCTCTTCTGGGATTAATGGTGAAACAGTGGTAGAAGTAACACCACTTGCATCGTCTACGGCTTTGCCTTTGCCGTGAACGAAGAAGTTAATAGCCTTTTTAGCTTTTTCTACAGCTGCGGCTTTCTTAGCTTCTTTACTATTATCAAGAATATTCACTTTTTTATCGTCTTTAGGCTCTTCGCCTTCGTTTTTGTTTTCAGGCTCTTTAAAGTCCTTTAACAAACCGTCTAAGTCATCTCTTTGCTTTTTAGCAGCTGCAAGATCGTTTTTGATGCTTGCCACATCTTCGGGCTTGAAGTCATCAGAGATAACAGCGTTCTGTAATTTAACAGCCAGATCGGAAGTTTTAGAGCTAACCTCACGGAATTTGTCTTCTAAAATTTTCTTATTCATTAAAATCTCCTTTATTTAAAAGAGCCAGTTTGGCTTGCACGAGTTTTTCGTGTTCACTAGGTTGGCTCTCATTGATTTGTTTAAGTTTTTTGTTTTCTGCAATCAGACTTTTTAATTTGTTGATCGCATTCATTGGAACTAGTTTGTTAACTGAATTAGTGGCCGTAACCGGATTAGAATTAATCTTTTCATCGGCCAAACCTAATTCAATGGCATCGTCAGCCGTTAGCCAGGTGGTTTTATCCATCAAGGCTAGAAAATCATTCGCCGGTTTACCGGTTTTCTCGGCATACATGGCAGCGATCGACTGATTAGTTTTTTGAAGCATTTCAGAAGCATTGTTCATATCGTGATAATCGCCATCAGCACCTGCAGCCGAATTATGAATCATCATTTTCGCACCGGCAGCCATCTGTACTTTATTGCCGCCCATTGCAACGATCGTTCCAGCTGAATAAGCGTTCGATAAAATCTGAACATTAACTTGGCCTTTGTATTGCTGTAAAGCACCGGCTATTTGAGTAGCTGCATCGACTTCACCACCATCGGAAGCAACTTCCACCGTGACATCTTCTCCGGTAGTCGGAAGCTGATCGATAATATCGCTTGGGGATGTGGCAGACATTCCGAACCAATCACGATAAACAGGTGCGTCATCATCATTGGTAATCAAACCATTAACCTTTAAATTCATGAATCATCGTCTCCTTTCCCCTGATCTGTGTCAGGAATGCCAACAGGCAAAATCTTGTATTTCATTAACAACAACTGTGCTTGTGCTTGTGTAATCGCACCGTTATAGACCATTGAATTAATTTGATTAATTCGAGTAGCCGAATCGACATATTGAAGATCAAGGTCAAGATCGGGAGCACTCATTTTCAAAGCTTCTTCACTAAGAATCGGAGCAGAATAACTAATTAAGTTGTCATAATACTGGGATTTTGTCTGCGTGATATTACTGTGTTGGCTTTCAGTTAAGTTCCCACCTCCTAAAACATCGATCGGAACCCCGAAAGCCTTAGTAATTTGATCGGCAGAATAAGCAGCGTTATCGTTTAAGGCTTTAAATACATCAGCTTTCATTTCAAACTGGCTATAAGTGGCGTTTTCATCCAGTACCATCAAAGAGCCGTTGTTGTTGCCACTATTTGCCTTAGCAAACTCTTCACGAGCGGTATCACGGTCTTTTGGTTCAAGCAAAGCGTTATTAATTTTCAAAACTGCCGTTGGAGTGATTCGATTTTGAATCAAGTTAAGACTTTGGTCAGCACTAACCTTTGAAACGGTTAATTCTTTGGCCAAACTTTCTAAAGGCGACATGCCAACTAGATACTGATAACTGGCATCTGGCATCAAACGAAAATGCAAGATTTTATCTTGTGTCAAGGTTCGACCAGGAACACCGTTATAATCGGCAATCGTATAAATTGCCCCTTGTCCATTACTCAACGTGTCGATGCTGATGATCGAAGACGGTGGTATCTGTTGTAAGAAAGGCTGATCCAAGGGAACATAAGCATTTCCGGATAAGAGCAATTGCACGACAATACCTTGCCAAAAAGAAAACCGGCTAATCAGCTTGGAAGGTTGATTTAGTCGATTCGCAACGTAAGTATTTTCTGTGACATATTTAGCAGCAGCTATGTCGCTAGATATTCGATTAATGACACTGTAAATATCACTGTTTCTTAAGGCAGCCGAAGCATCAACATAACCGACCGGTATGCCACTTATTCGAGTGAAAACCGGATCATATCCATGTGTTGATGGAAGTGTCATATCTCGAGGTTTGTGACTACCTCTTTTTGTCATTAAACCCATTTATTATCATTACCCCCTTTCTTTATCGGAAACTACAGCCATCACTATTAACGAAATACCTGTAACGATAATCCCGAAAATATTGTTAAAAAAAATCGTGCCAATATCGATTAGCACGATTCCAGTAATGAATAATATGACTGTGAAATAATCTGTTATTAATTTTTTGAAGTTTTTAATCATCCAAACATCCCCTTGAAATAGTCTCGTTTCCCTTCGCTGTCCATATCATTGATCGGGTTGTAATTCTCATCTTTGAAATTCTCGAAATAATATTGACAAGAATAATGAGCATTGATAATCGCATCGGTCGTATCAATATGTTCACTTGTTCGATTCAATCGATCAACTTTGACAGCACCACCACGATCTTCGACCAGCATCGAATTATTTAATCCATCAATTAACATCGGATCATCTAAAATCGTGACCGAGCCATTAATAAATTGGCTTTGCAAGTCTTTAGTCGGATTCGACAAAACTTGTGAAGTTGGTTTAATCGTCATAATCGGCCAATCGGGATGATCGTTCTCTAATTTCTTAACGAGCCACTCCGCAAGGTTCGGATCCAATAAAATTCCTTTAATTTTGAGATTGTTTTTAGTAACAAACTTTTCGAACCAGTGGTAAACCTGATCTTTGTCAATAATTCCGTGTGGATTATCGGTTATTTGACAAAAACCCTGTTTTTCAAGCTCTCTATAAGACAATCCGTCTTGTTTTTCCTTAGATTTAATGCTTTTAGCCTGCGCAAACGGGATAAAACTGAACTGTTCAAAATGAAAAATATGCTTTTTGGCCTGGTCAACGTAAGGATATTCAAAGCCGAAAGACGTATTATCGTTCGATTGGCTGGCATCAAAGCCAACGTAAACTTCTCTATTTCTAATATTGAAGCTGTCAACAATGTTTTTTTGAATATTTTCAAGAGAAAGGAAACTGTCTTGAAATTTTTTCGACCATAAATTCATGGTTTTATTGGCAAAAGAAGCCAGATCACCGGCTCTTTCCTGTTCATCACGCAAAGAAATTAAATGTTCTAACCATTTATCGTGTAATTTAGGCGATCGAAGCAGTGGATTAGATTTTTCCCACGTTTCAGGTTTATAAACCTCTTCTTCACTATCTTGTTTATAGATAACCATGAAAGTTTCATCACCTTCGCGTTTACTGTCTTGTTCGATCAATTGCCTAATGCTGTCCTGGTCTTTTTTGAACCTGACTTTTACGTCCGGGTAAGCCGTTGAGATGGCAACAAATAAAGCGTTAGGAAAATTCTGTCCGGAAATAATCTGGTTGATACTTTCGTTGTATTTAGGTTTCATATTGCCAAACTCATCATAGACAGCAATTAAATTGTGTTTAGAATCAAAACCACCCGCTTGTGATGAGCCCATTCGAATCGTACTCCGATTGTTATGGCCGATAACTTGTCGAGCTTGCACATCGACATCCCTTTCTTTGGCACCGGCTTTAAAATCCGATAATTTACAAATAACTTTGGCCTGCAGGGAAACATAATCGAACAGCTTGCCGGCATGATCATTATCGTAACTAGCAATCAAGAAATCTTGCGCCGTTGCGTTCCAACCAACCACGAAATAATAGAAGTTAATCAAAATAGCAGCTATCCACGTTTTACCTTGTTGCCTGGCAAAGGATATATATCCTATATGAAAGCGGGTACCTTTCGTTTTAACGTTTCTCCAGCCGATTAAACTGTCAAGGCAGAACGATTCAAACTCAAACGGAGTTATTAAAACTTCCATATCGGTCGGATCCGGAATATTTCGGGCGAAGTATTCGATTGCATTTACGTAATCAAGATTGTATTCGTAAGGAAAATCAGCCGTTTTCTGTCTTCCTAAATCTTGTAAATGCCTAAAGCACGCCAGTTGTTCGTCCCGACCAGTTTCGTAGTCGTCTGTAAACAAAACATCAAAAGCGTATCGAGTTGCGTAATCCTGATATTTATCTACATAGCGTTTAAATCTTCGTCTTTCTGATTTAACAGCAGCTTTGATGTCTTTAACTCCGACTAAATTAAACTCTTTCATTAGAATTCAACCTTTCCCAGTGGAGTTTTAGAACTTTCTTGTTTACTAGGTGATTGTGTCGGAACCAGCTGACTTGATCGAGCATCGAAAGTTAACCCTAAATCAGCAGATAACGACTTCAAGGTCTTTATACTGTCGTTCATAATCGCAACAGCCGGATTTTTCTTCGTACGATTAATAGAACCATCTTCGTTTTTAATAAAAATCCCGTTTTCTTTAATATCTTGTTCGGCCAATCGATAAGAAGAATAGGCAGAACAAAAACTTTCAAGACTGACGTGGTCGATTTGCTTAATTGTCCCGATTTTTCTTAATTCGGGCACCAAAGTACGCCATAAATGTGTCCCGATATGGTCTAAATGCTCGGGAGGGCTGATGTGAATGTCTTCTAGGCCACTTTGTTTGTCTTGAAATTCTTGATTGCGTTCTCTTTGATCTGAACGAATTTCTTTGTCAACGCTAATCGTTCTTTTCCTTCCAGCGTGTCGCTTATTTACCAAACCTAAGCCCTCCTTTCGTATTTTCTGGTGTTACCTTTTGAAATATCAAAAAGCCGTTATAAAAGCATTTTGACCCCCTAAATAACGACAAAAAAGTTTTTAATTTCTGCATTTTTAAAAAATCTGGACCCAATGTGTGCGCTCTTCCTGAAAGACACCGGCCCGGGGGTATTTTTTTAAGAATTTTGTTCGTTAAGTATCCATTGCCGGCATTGATTTTCATTCCATTTTTTTGAAGCGTCAATGTTTTCAATAAACAAATTTTCTTGATAGACTTTCTTTTCAAGTAATCCCTTATAGAAGTGACATCGTTTACAGATTACCCAGAGATTGTCTTTATCTAATTGCCTTCTCTTATCAATCCGTCTTGGAACAATATGGTCAACTACCAAGTAACCTTGTTTTGTTGACGTTCTACCACAACATTCACACGTATAATTTGCACGTTGTTTCATTGCAAGTGACAAACTCGACCATGCTTTAGTGTGATAAAACTTATTAGCTTCCTTGTCACGCTTGAAGCGATTGTATTGTCTTTGTGATTGTTTACGTTGATACGTTGGCTTTGGTTTAACAAACGGTTTGTATAAATCAGAATGTTCATTACAATACGGATTATCTTGGCTGTAAGGAATTAGATTGTTGCAACCATACTTGTGACATACCTTGTATCGCATTTAGTTACTCCTTGATTTAATAAACCTATTGAATATCTTCGATTGTTTTGTACCAACAAAATTAAATTCACCATCGACCACAACAATGTCTTTAATATCTATTTGGTTCATTTTAGCGAAACCATATCTATATGCTTCAAGGTCATTAGAGTCAATCCCTACCACATCCGGAAAGCTAATAACCCAACGCCTAATCGATTCAACGTAATCGACTTTCATTGTTTAGTGAACCTTCATTTCTATTGGGTTTGCGTCACACATATTAATATCTGATTGATGCCTAATGATATAAGCGAGTGCGTCTGACTTATGCTTGAACACTCTGTCCACAAACACATCTTTATGTTCATCATATTCATCCCACTCATAAGCCATTACAATATAAATTTTCTCTTTACGATGATTATTTTCAGGCGGACGTTTAACAATTGTTTCTGGATAAGTAGGCTGATTCGGTCGATTATCTATTTCATTATTTCTTTTAAACCAACTCATTTAATTACCCACCTTTCATCACAATTGAATCCGTTTCTAATTGCTGCTTGTAATTCAACTTCGTTAATCTTCGTTGGCACATTCGTTAGTTCTGCTTGGCCATATAAAAAACCAGAGCAATAACAATTTAAGCTCTGGTTATATAAATAGAATTCTTTGATATTCACGACCGAATGGTCTTTGCCATACACATCAACGAATATTAATGGTGGATATTTATTCAATTGTTTAATTTGTTTATTCATAATATGTATGCTGAGTTTACCGACATGACAGCTTTCGTCTGGTTTATAGTTTTCCTTCTATATATAATGAATATCCTTTAACGTTTGGTCATCGAACTCGAAGCATTCCATCTTCTTGGTTGCCATCGTATAACCATTTTTGCTTTCATAGGGATCGCTTTTCTTAAATGTTCCTACTTGATGTTCAACTACACCAAAGTCGTCATTAACTACTTCTTTATGAAAGTGACCATATAAGACCATGCGATAAGTCGATTTAGACCAAATCTCTGGATATTCAGTCGCAAATAGCATCGGCGCTTTGGTTTTAGCAGCATGACCGTGCAAGGCTAATAAGCCGACTGACTTACCAACAACAAAAGCTTCTCGATAGCTGTTATTGACTTTTATATCCATTTCCGGATATTTAGCTCTTAACATCTCTTGAAACATAAAACTGGTTGTTTCGTCATGATTGCCGTTGATATTAAACATCTGCATTGAATCAGAGTATTTATACGATTCTTCAATAATCGGGAAAATAAAACGTTCTGCATCTCTAACAGCTTGTACAAAATCAATCGGATCTAATTCGGTTCCTTTGGTTGTCTTAGAAGTATTTAAAGCATCCGAATGTAATAGATCGCCTAATTGAGTAATAACAATCTGTTTCCAACCACGATGAATTAAATCGATTAATTCAACTAAACGGTTTTGGACATCTTTAAACTTCGTAATCCCAAAATGAAAATCAGAACAGGCAATCACTAAATTATTCTTGCCACGTACATTAGATTTAATAACTTTGACTGGCTCGACTTTTTCATTAAACAAGCTGATTAATTCATCAATTGATAGATCATCATTAGTCTTTGGCTTAACAGACAGTTTTACTTGATGATTCCAATACTTTTCGCCATTACCGTTCGTTACCGACCAATCGTTATTAACCACATTTGATACTTGCCAATCTAACGGATCGTAACCGGCAAACCTTAAAATATCTGCCGGTTTCTTGCTTGATGTTTGTCTGAAATCTTCAAACTTTAGATTAAAGTCGATTGAACTAACATTGCCGTTATCATCAAAATTCTGTTTACTGGAAAAGTCTTCTTTGCCCTTTTGTCTTTCATCAGCAAAATGATATTTCCCTCTTTGATAATCAAGCAAGGCATGATTGACAGAACTGGCCGAAACTGAAATATAAAATTCCTTATTCAGTTTTCTAGCTATCTTTGGATAACTTAAGTCTTGATCTTTTAACGACTTGGCTTTCTCTAAGATGTCTTTAGTCCATTTCATTTATGTACTGACTTTCTATGCATTCTTCTTAATTCACTTTTGTGTTGACGTTTGATAACATTCATCGCATCAATAACTTCTTGTGGAATTTGATAATCATTGTTGCCATTTAATTCATTGATTTTGGATTCAGAAATATTTGGTTTTCTATGTAAATTAAAAGCAATCACAAAGAATGTGATTGCCACGATAAATGCTATGAATTTCATGATTGTCTCCAAAATAAAAAGCCGGTCGTTAGACTAGCTTTTCTAATAAATTAGGTTTAAATCCGCTCCAATTACCTGTATCGGCAATTATAAACGGCAACCTTTCAACACCAATTCTTTTTAAATGGTTAATGGCGTTTTGGTCGTTCGTTGTGTTAATTTCCTGATAATCGATATTGTGTTCGTTAAGCCAGCGCTTAGTAGCTTTGCATTGTGGGCACATATCCTTCGTATAAATATTAACTTTCATATCTCTCTTAATCTTTCGTACTCTATAATATTAACCCCTATTTAGTGTCATTATGCTATCACAATACTATCGCTTTAGGGTCATTATACTGTCATTTTGGTTAATAGTGCCTAATAAAGCTTAATTATTATTCATTCGCTCAATACTTCTAATTTCTTTCGATCTTCAACCATATAAATGTCATATTGTTGGGCGAATATCACAGCTTCACGTCTTTTTTTATTCCAATAGGTTTTACTTGGTACATCAACATAACAGTTACTATCTTTTGTAATCATGTTTAAATTTCTTGCCACTGAAACATCGGTATTTATTCCGTAAGCGTCTATATAACGCATTTGTAAAATCCTGCCGCCGTAATGGTTGTTCAATACCTGCATCGACCATTTAACAATGTCAATATCTGTCTTAGCATCTAAGTAGCGAATTTCCTGATCTTCGGTCGTATTGTGTGCAGGACTTGAATCCACTTTATCTGCAGATAAACGAACAGCTTTTAAACGACTTGGGTCAAGCATAAATACTTTGTCCTTCTGGCGTTGATAAGTATTTTCAAGAAATTCGTAAACCTTTTGAGCAGTTGATTTTTCATCGATGCCAGGGAACAAACTACTTTGCTTATACATATTTATCCTTTCATATTAATAATTGCTTTGTCATCAACAACTTCGCCAATTTCTACTAGGTTTTCTTCGTCTCCTGGCACCATTGGAGTTTGCTTAACAATAATTGGTCGTGTCATTTTTCCTCCCTATCATATTTTTCGAATCCATAACCACATAACTGCCCTTGAACAATTTTTATAGCGTCTTCCGGACTTCTAGCGATGCCATGACAGATACCGTATTTTTTTAAAAATTTATGAAATGTTATTTGATCGTCTCTAGGTTTTCCAATAGGTGACTTCATTTCAATAAAGAAAATCGTGTGATCTACAGGATTGAAACCAGTTAAATCCGGCCAGCCGATCGGCATTCCTGGATCAAAATAACCACCGGCCAACATTTTTATTTTTCCGGCTGCTGTTCTAAAAACTTTGTAGCCATATTTTGATAAAGCTACTCGAACATCGCCTTGTATTGAATGTTCTGACATATTGTTTATTTAACAAGAAGAAACTTAATTGACCATGACCACGTGTTTTTACCAACTTACCCTATATATATACTTATTCTTCATATACTTTGTTAGAAGGAGTATATGGTATATATAGGATAAACGGTGATATTAAGGCATTTAGGGTGACCACGTAGACCACGTAATTTTAACTTTCTAACTTTAAGTAACCTCTTTTGTATATTCCTCCAATCGATTTTCTTCCATATTTCCATTGCTTTTTGTTATCCATAATGTTTTTTAGCTGTGAAGCAACTCGCCTATTCTTTAATAAATCCATTTCACCTATAGCGGCGCCAATTTGTTCCAAAGAAACGAAATTATTTGATGTTTCTTGTAAGAACTCATCTACTCTCGATTCGACTTCATCCACATACATAAACGATTCTCTTTGCTCGGCTAACATGTCTTCTTGCTCTTTAGTAAGTTGAAAGCTAAACTCGCCTTCTAAATATTCTCGGTAAACGTCCATTGCTTGACCCCAAACCTGTTGAATATAGTCGGTTTGTTCTTGCGTATCTTCCCAAGCATGATATTTAGCTTTTTCTTTGTGAGCCAGTAAAGGCATAAAGCGGCGCTCACCTGTCTTATCTTTTAAATAAGTCATTTCGTTAGTTGTTCTAGCAATTACGAAATGTTTTGAATAAGTACCAACCGTTCTCGCATAAGCTTGCCTGAACTCTAATTCAGTTGCCGTAATAAATGACTTCAATTCATCGAAACCAGCTTTTCTAGTTGCTTTCATTTCATCATCGTTAACGATTAAGGCTTTTAGCATCATCGAAAAATAATCTTTATTAGTGAAGTCTTGAACCGATTGTGTGTAATAGCCAAAAGACAATTTTTCAAGCAAGGATGTTTTGCCAGCTCCCTGGCTGCCAACTAAATCCAAAACGTAATCGAACTTGAATTTTTGTTCAAAGACTTTCGCTACAGCACCGGTAAGCCAAATTTTTGTAATCATTGTTGTAACAGGTGTTTTATCAACTCCGAGAAAATCCGGAAACAGTGTCGAAAAACGATCTTTTCCGTCCCAAACCTTATGAGCTAAATTAAAGTAGTCGACAACCGGATTGAATTTGTTTCTGTGTGCGACATTGCTAATCGCTGTAAAGATCAGATCCGAAGCAAACAGGACACCATAATGACTATCTAGATAGCTTCTTAATTGATTTAAAAAGTCATCATCGAGCTTTTGAATATAAAAGGTGTAAGTATCCAATCTGATTAAGGCCGTGTTTTGAATATCCTGAGTAAAATCATTGAATTTAATCGAATCCTTAAAATCATGTTCTAACAGCTTTTCGATATTAACTAACGAACTAGCCTTAATTCTTCCGTCCTTATACATGACCAAACCAGGAATCGGAGACGGAGTAACATCTTTTTTAGTAGCTAAGAACTCTTTAAATTGCTCGTTAAGTTTTTCCGGTGTCATTTCTTCTCCTCATTTCTTTTTTTAGCATCGATGCATAGGTTTTATTAAATTCGCTTTCTTCTAAGGGCTGTGGCGAGTTCTGGTTAGTCAATCGGCAAAGTTGTAAAACTGCATCGGGATCAACTCCCCGAAACAACAAACCACCGATTAATTCTGTTAGGTTGTTGTTTCTCATACCTGAACCACCGAGACCAAAAGCGATTCTTTCGAATAATTCGGCCGTTTTGCTTTTTTCGGTAATGTGATACTTGTTTCTTACCGATTCTGGAATATCGTACTGGCTGTTAACCGGCTTGATAGCTCTCAATAACTCTTTAGAAGCTTCTACGATTTTATGGTGGTTAACGAATTGATAACCGTCTGACGGGGCAATCACAACATAATTGTTGATGTGCGCTTTAACATCAACGCCCTTTAACCAACCGATATTCTGTTCGACTTCTATGCCTTTAGGTTTCATATAAAACATCTGTGCACCACCATGAGCAGTTTTCTGGGTCAAGGTAGTTGAGAAATATTCATTATGATTAAATTCTTTTAAGGATTTAAAACCGTTATTATCCTGGTGTTTATCAATATCAACTACGAAGAAATCAACTGTTCTAACGGCAATATCGGCATTCGGGTGTTGTTCCCAAATATCGTGTATCTGACTTTCGGTTAAAGCCGGCTGATCTGCAAATTTAATGATCGGGTGCTTATTAGCCACCGGCAAGACATACATTCCAGCTTTTGCGTATCTTTGTGCGTATTCTTCTTTAGAACGGTAAATCGTCATCGTCGACATCGTCTTTAGTTGTGTCTTTTATAGGTGATTCTTCTTTCGTTTCTTTGGCTGCTGGTTCTGATTCTTCGATTTTGTCGAAGTCGTAATTACGATATGGATAATCTGGATTTTTCTTATTCGGACGAACATTCAAATTAAGCAATAGTTTTGTTCCGACTGCTGGTGTTAACTGATCGACTATCTTATTGCCGTCAACGAACTCGGATGCTTCTAATGTGAATTTGATTCCCAAAACGTAATAAAGCTTAATTAAGGTTCTGGCGTTTTTATCAAGTGCGAAGTCTGGTACCGGTTTGCCGCTTGGTGTTTTTTCTTCGAAGCCTAATTGCATATTTTCTTTTCGGCCTGCATAATCACCGTCTAAGACTTCAAAGACAATTTTGTTGTAAGGGTTGAAATTCTGATCGGTATTAGGAATCTGATAAGCTACACTTTCTAATGCCACTTTATAGTTGCCGGTTGGCAATCCTGAAAATGTTTGGACTTTATCCTTTGCTGGATCAAAGTTTTCTAGGTCTTTCATAATGTCTTGTAAACTCATTTTTATTTCTCCTCTTTTGCAAAGTTGTAATCAATATATTTAAGAATTTTTAGAACTCGCTCGCTTTCGATACGAGATTGTTTGTAATGCTTTCTTTGTTCGGTTACTTGTTGTAAATATCTTTCACCGATTTTTCTGGTTCTGATAACTAAATCAGAATTGCCATTAACGATGTTCTGCCATTTTTCCGGTAATGACGGTTGTGGTACTGGATTGCTGCCGTCGGCATCGGTCATCGTAATTTCACGGCTGACATAAATAACGTTTAACGGCATTGTTCTAAGCCTGGTAACAAAACGCTGTAAAGCAGTCTTTTCGGTTGCGTAACCTTTCCCGTAAGGAATATCGGACAAGGCTTTAACACCGGATTCGTTACAGACAGCTTCTTCAATCAAAGCAACCACGTCATCGATAACATCGACAATCACTGTTTGATAGTCGTGTTTTTCAGTCGTAAGAGCCGTTATAATCTCGTCTAACTGGTCGGTAATATCCTTCGTGATTTTTCCATCTTTTCCGTATTCGTTTTTTAAAGAAATAAACGGATATTTGTTAGCCTTGGCATTGCTGTCGGTATTTAGAAATAATGGTGCTGGAAACAATCCGGCTAAATAACTTTTTCCGCTCATTGGTTTGCCCCAAATCATAAAATTATGAGGTTCATCAATGATGTGCGGGTTTACTTCGTTCTTAGGTAAAATCATAATAAGTGCATCGATCTAGCTTTGAAATACGCCCAGCCATGTTTATAGCCGTGTATTTTTGCGTATTCCTCTAATTGTGCTTGACTTTTTGCATCGTGCCAATCAGAGGGAACGTGTGAAGCGATCTCCGCTTTTATCTCCTTTTTAATATCTGCTAAGCGATTACGATTAACTTTCGCAAGCTTAGCGTCTTTTTTTATTTCGTATGCTTTTCCTGAATTGCCAGCATTTTCACTAGTTAATTCAGATCCGCAATACGGGCATAGATTTTTTTTGACATCTTTCTTATAGAAAGTTCCAAAACACATCGGACAAGTTTTTATAGGGTTTAAAAGTTCGCTTGAATGTTTACCACTTAAATTCCATTCTCTTTCTTCGTCTGGCAATCCAAATCGCCCAACGTTGTTAACGTGGTCTATTATTATTGCTTTTTTGTTCTCTCTTGGATTTAAACATCTCATCGAGAACTGTAAGAACAAAGCTAATGATTTTGTTGGTCTTAATTGAATAACACAATCAACATTCGGTAAATCAAGTCCTTCGGTAAATAAATCCCGATTAACCAATATGGTTAATTTCCCGTTTCGATAATCGTTTATTACTCTTTCGCGATTATTGCTTTCAGTTGAACCGTCTAACGCTTTTGCTTTGATACCTGATTTATTAAATTCTTCGGCAACTTTATAAGCTGATTCAACAGAATGCGTATAAACAATTGCTTGTTTACCAGCTGCTAATTGTTTGTAATATTTAACAGCGTCACCATAAATCGTGTGTTTCAATGCTTCATTAATTGATTTGTTAGAAAAATCTCCTTGACTTACTTTTAATTTTTCTGTATCAATTTCATTCGGTGCATAATAATCGAAATCAGCCATATAGCCTTTTTTAATAAACCAACTTACAGGCCTGCCAACAATCAAGTCATCGGCTATTTCTGTAAAACCGCCTTTGCCTGATCTCCAAGGCGTGGCAGTAAATAATAATTTAAAAGATTCATTGAAGTGATCTAATACTTTTAAATAACTTTTAGCCATGCTGTGATGACCTTCATCGACAAAGATTAATTTAGCTGGATATAGATTTTTTAAATGCTTAGCTGCTGATTGAATCATTGAAAACTGAACTAAACGCATATCGACTCGTTGTTCTTTAAACGTCTTTTCCGCTTGCTCAATTAATTCTTTTCTGTGAACCAGGAATAAAACACGATTATTTTTATCTGTAGTTCGCTTGGCAATATCGGCCATAATCATGGTCTTGCCTGTACGAGGGCGGCTGTTGAACAATAATTGATTTATGACCTTGTTTCATAGATTGAACAATCTTATTAATGGTTTCTGATTGATAGTCTCTTAATGTTCTCAACAGCCAATCACCCTCTTTCCCACATATAATTTTTCAAATGTGTGCCATGTTTAACGGCATAAGAAATTGATTGTCTGGGGATTTTAGTTGTTTCTTCGGCTTCGTGCAAAGAATTGAAAATATTTACTACGGTTTTATTTTTGATTTGTTTAATTTTCCAACTCATCGTATTTTTAATATTTTCAATACGATGACCATAATTAATATTTTCTTCGTTAGTCATCCATTCGAGATTATTGACGTTATTATCAGTAGTAACTTCGTTAATGTGGTTTACTGTCAGCTTATTTTTTGGATTTGGGATAAATGTTTCAGCAACCAACCGATGAACTTTTTTGTATTTTTTAAATCCTTTTTTACAAAGACAAACTCTTAAATATCCATCTGAATTTAACCAGGGTTTAATTATTTGACCTTTTTGAATACTTTTAACTTTGTCGCTGCCTTTAAATACAAATCTGTCAAGACTTCTAATTCTTCCCCAACTACTTACCTGATATGAATTTTCGTAACCTTTGATAGGCTTCCATATCTCTTTATTAGTCATACTTGACCCGATTTTGTTTGCTAAAGACAACGACTTTATCTAGGTCGGCTTGAATCTTTTCGCCAAATTCTTTTTTTAATTGCGTTGGGCTTTTAACCACAAAAGCAGCTAAACCGTATTTGTTATAAAAAGCTTGTTTAACTTTGTCATCGTCACTAGCTAAAGTCTGCTTGCTTACTTCCGATGTCGAAATATGAGCAAACTGTGATCCGTTAATCAAACGCTTTTTAACTTCATCATCGATATTTTTAATCGGATTCTTTAAGGCTTTGGCCGTGTAAGCCACGTTTTCTAAATCCTCGTTAGTTAGTTCAGAAACGAAAGCTTTGCTTCTTAATTGAGCTACGCTAGCTGTAACGCCATCTTGATCTATAATTCTAATTTCGTTACTCATGCTATAATTACCTCGTAAATTTGTTATTACTTCCGATTGCAGTCGGAAGTTTTTTATTTGTATGAAAGTTTGTAACCTTGAATCAATTTTCCGTTTTTCAAAGCGTAATTAATGTTTCTGTGAAATGCTTTGTTAGCTTTTGAAACTGATTCGATTTCAACTTGTTCGCCTGTTTCTAAATAAGTGGCTATGATTGGTCTTTGTTGTTTTTTGGCTTTATCCAACGAAGCTTTAAAAAGATCAAGACCCTGCTTTAAGCCTTTGGCTTTTTGTAAAATATTTTCTTTGCTTTCTTCTTTAGTGAAGCTGTTAAGCCTGACTGCTTCCATTAGTCATTCGGCTCCTTGAAAAAATTCTTTTAAAGTCATACCTGATAATTTCCATTGCACGATTGCCATTCCAATAAGTGATACGCAAATCCCTGCCACCGCTCCGGCTGCTAACATCGTGAGTTCTAGATTTAATACGTTCATTTGTTTGCCTCGATTCTTTCATCCATTCTTCTAACGATTAAGTAATAAAGATCGAATGGCATTTCTTCGCTGTCTAAAACAGCCTTTACAGTGTTCCTCATGTCTTTTAATCCGGATTTATAATCTTTCATCTTTAGATGCTCCTTAAATATTCTTCAATCTCTTTTCTTGGAAATAGAATTTTACCGCCTAAGTGTTTTTCTGAAACAATTTCAGTAAATTCTTTTCCGTATCGAATTTGTCGATCGAATGAATTAAGAGAACAAGGAATTATTTTCGCTACCTGCTTTCTTGTCATAAAAAATGGTTCTTCCATGTTTCCTCCTTATGCTGGTTGTTTTGTATTTTTATCCTTATGTGTTCGCATAGTGTCAACATTTTGAGTAAAAAAATACTGATAAATTTTAGATGGTGTTATTTTTAATACATTAGAAAAGTCAATAACATCATCCGAGTTCATACGTGATTGATTATTTAGTTTTTTAGAAATAGTAACTCTCGAAACGCCTACATCCATTGCAAAGCGTTCAATAGGACTGTTATATCGGGAATACTTTTCAACAATCAATCCACGTAGTTTTGAATAATCAAAGTTATTATATTTTGTAGATTTCCTCATTAACATATCGCCTCCTTCCTTTGTTGATGAATTTAATATAACATAGTATTTACATCATGTAAACAGTGTTTTGTTACAAAATGTTTACAAAGTGTAAATTTATAATTAAAATGATTTACAATGATTGCATATGATAGATAAGGATATATTTAGAAAAAGATTTGACAAAGCTATTGCCGAAAGTGGACTGTCTCAAAGAGAAATCGCAAGGCGCCTTGGAGTATCACCATCTACCATAACGGGTTGGCTTCACGGAAGAACAAATGTAGCAACTGATCAAATTACACAAATTTCTGAAGTTCTCCACAAGGATCCTGCTTGGTTTTTTACAAGCGATTCAAAAAATGATGATGTTATTAAAAAATTGTCCGATAACCAATTAACCTTGGCTATGTCTGTTGATCCTGATATTACTGACGAACAATTGCAACAGGCTATTAACTATGTTCGTTTTATGAAGGAACAGGAAGATAGGAAAAATGATACCAACGGAAAGAATTGAAGATCAATATTATAAATATAGATTTCACTTCGTTTCTTTCCCTGAAGAATTATATTTTTTGCATGGCTATATAAATGGAATGGATATTTATATAAATAAGAATGATTCCATTGAGAAGCAAACAGAAACCTGTTTACATGAAGTTGTTCATGCAGAATGTGATACAGGAAAAAATTTGATGGATCATCGTTCTATTAAAACAGGAAGAGCTGAATTCTTCGCTAATCATATTGCAAGTAGAGATGTTAGAAGATATTTATCTTAATTCACGTGCAACGCCACGTTAATCCGTTTGGGAGGGAAAAAAATGAAGAAATTAATTACTCGAAGAATGGTTTCGGGCATTATAAATATTGTGCTTGGTATATTTTTATTTTCAATTGGGGCGTTTGATATTACTAATTATGGCCAATCAATTTTGGGAGACTCTTTGGCTAACATTGGCTTTTTCGGATTAGTTCAGGGAATAATTTATGTATCGACTTGTAAAACATATCCACACAAATGGCTAGAAATTGTCCTTGGTATTTATGTTTTATTAGACTTAATTCGTCCATTAGTAGTATCGTTTTCAAATAATTTAAGTAATGCAGGAGTAGCTGGTGTAATTGTGCTAATCGTTTATGCAATTGGTGCACCATGGTCAAAAAAAGGTTATCCAGATATGCCTTATGTTCAAAAGAAATCTTCTAAAAATAATAATGATCAGAATTTAGAACAGCTTACACAGCTTAAGAAGTTGCTTGATTCGGGTGTTATAACTAAAAAAGAATTTGAAGCTAAGAAAAAGCAGATTCTAGGACTTTAAAATGTGGTTATTAATTGGATTAATCTTAATAGTTTTATGTGTAAAGCTTTGTGTTAAAGCTTTGCCATATGTATTAATAGGTATCGCACTGACCTACGCTTTTATTTATTGGTGGGTATCTTTGATAGTTATAGCCTTAATTGCAATTTATTTTCTTAACAAACGTTCAAAGAAACAATAATCACAGCCACTCTATCGTGGCATACATAAGAAGGACAATCATGGCTTCTATCACTTATCAAGAAAAAGTTAAAACATATCGTGTTCAAGTTACCACCAAAGGCCATAAACGTGTGGGTAAATCTGGTTTTCGTACAAAAACGGAAGCTAGAAAGTGGTTAACCGAAAACGAACTTAAAATAATGACTGGCAAGTCTGACTTAATCGATTCCAGTAAATTGTTATCTAGCTACTTTGAGCATTGGTATGAGACGTATAAGACTAACGTCACCGATATAACGCTCGATCAGTACAAAACCACCTATAGAATTATTAAAAAGTATTTGCCTCACGCACGACTGAACAATTTCACTCGTGAACAATATCAGAAATTTTTAAACAAATATGGTAAAGACCATGCTAAAGAAACCGTGGCTAAACGAAAAACGCATATATCAGCTTGTTTAAAAGATGCTTTCGCTGATAAATTAATCAGTGAAGATATAACACAGCGCATAACCCTAACCGGTAAAGCTGGTAAGTCGTCAGAGCTTAAATTTTTAGAAGCTGACGATTTTAAACGTTTAGAACAATATTCATACGATCATCTTAATAACGATTCGCAGCTGGCTATTTTTATAGCCATTCATACAGGTATGCGAATCGGTGAAATCAGAGCTTTAAAGATTAAGAATGTCGATTTTGTGCAATCCAAAATTACTATCGACAAAGCTATGGATGGTTATGGAAAAATAAAAGCACCAAAAACGGCCGCTAGCAATCGTGTAATTCAAATTGATAAACGATTATTAGACGTATTAAAGAGATATAAGCGCGTTTCTGGTTTATTGGTACAAGTAACAAGAGAAGCGATTAATCACGTTCTAACAAAAGATTTAAAGAAGATAGAAGCAAAAGACGTTACCTTTCACGCCTTGCGTCATAGCCATGCAAGTTATTTATTATCTAAGGGTGTTTCAATTCAATATGTAAGCGAGCGTTTGGGACATTCCAATGTTGGAATTACAGAAAATGTGTATTCTCATTTATTAAAAACGCTCAGGGAAAACGAAGAAAAAAAGATCACTGATTTAATGGATTTTCAGTGATTTTTTTGTGCGATTTTTGTGCGATGTGCGCAAATTTGTGCGATTTTTTTGCGTTTATTTGCTTTTGTTTGCGTTGGTTTGAACGGGCTGAAAGCCTTGGTACGACTGCGTTTAAGCAAACAAAAAGCTCTATATCAACTTTCGTCAATATAGAGCCTAAATGCCCCAAACA